ACGCAGCCTACGACACGATGAACAGTGAAGACTTACAGGAGATGGGTTCTGTCATATTGTCCGGCGTCATCGAATTGCTTCACAACGACTTCGACACGGTGTTCGAGGCGGGTATGGAAAGCGTGAAGCGTCAACAGCAAGAGGTCAGCCTACAGACGGACAATGGTGAGCTTGTCCTTGTACGTGACGAGAACGTCGTCAGGGTAGACTTTGGTAAGAAACAATGAGACACGAAGAATATATGAGGAAGCGGATGGAACAGGAAAGTTTACAGGGTATGGCAAACGCGGCGTGGGCGAACAGTCATAATGATATGGTCAATTCGCCACCTCACTACAATCAGGCAGGGGTTGAGTGCATCGACGCTATACGTGCTGCCACAGACGAAGGCTACCAATACTACCTGCAAGGAAACATAATAAAGTACCTCTGGCGTTATCGTTACAAGAACGGCGTTCAAGACCTAGAGAAGGCGAAATGGTACTTAGATAAACTCATAAGGGAGATAGAAGATGAATAACATGTTGCCTACGCCGTATCAGCAATTCATACACAAGTCCCGCTACGCGCGTTGGCTCGATGACGAGCAGCGTCGTGAAAACTGGGACGAGACTGTCGAACGCTATCTCAAGTTTATGATCTATCAGGTAAAGGGTAAGCATCAGTTCGATCTTCCCGCGAAAGACATCACTGACTTGCGGGATGCTATCCTGAGTCTTGAGATTATGCCATCTATGAGGGCGATGATGACAGCAGGGCCAGCCCTAGCTCGTGACAACATCTGCGGCTACAACTGTAGTTACGTCCCCGTAGACAACTCCCGCTCGTTCGACGAGTGTATGTACATCCTGATGTGCGGCACAGGTGTAGGCTTCTCTGTCGAGCGTGAGAACGTGGACAAGCTGCCTGTCATCAGTGATGCGATGAATGAGTCCAAAACAATGATCGTTGTATCTGACTCGAAGCCCGGATGGGCTAAAGCGTATCGCGAACTCGTCGCACTTCTTTACGCTGGTCAGATTCCGCAGTGGGACTTGTCGAACATCCGCCCGTCCGGTGCCCGTTTGAAGACTATGGGCGGTCGCGCATCCGGCCCCGGCCCCCTCGACGATCTGTTCAACTTCACGACACAGATGTTCAAGAAGGCGGCAGGGCGTCGTCTCTACCCGATTGAGTGCCACGACTTGATGTGCAAGATCGGGGAGATCGTAGTCGTGGGTGGTGTGCGCCGCTCGGCTCTCATCTCACTCAGCAACCTGAACGATGACCAAATGCGTCACGCGAAGGCCGGACAGTGGTGGGAGAACGAGGGGCAACGTGCGCTGGCTAACAACAGCGTTGCCTACAAGCATCGTCCTGAGATGGGTACGTTCATGCGGGAGTGGCTTGCCCTCTACGACTCGAAGTCGGGAGAGCGGGGCATCTTCAACCGTGAGGCGGCAGACAAGCAGGTTGCTCGAAACGGACGCCGAGAAACAGGTCACATGTGGGGAACGAACCCCTGCTCCGAGATCATCCTGCGTCCCTATCAGTTTTGCAACCTGTCAGAAGTGGTCGTGCGGGAACAGGACAGCCTCGATGACTTGAAGCGCAAGGTTCGTCTCGCTACCATTCTTGGTACGCTGCAGTCCACACTCACTGATTTCAAGTATCTGAGGAAGGTATGGAAAGACAACACAGAAGAAGAGCGTTTGCTCGGTGTATCCTTGACTGGTATCATGGATCATGGCGTTCTATCAAAGAACGTAGATTCTCCGCGTTGGCTCGAAGAGATGAAACAGGTCGCAGTGGATACCAACAAAAAGTATGCAAACATGCTTGGAATCCCACAAAGCAGTGCCATTACCTGTGTCAAGCCGTCGGGCACTGTGTCACAACTCGTAGACGCCGCTAGTGGAATCCACGCCAGACACAACGACTACTACATCCGCACGGTGCGGGGCAGCAACGAAGATCCGCTCACTCAGTTCCTGATTGAGAAGGGTGTACACAACGAGCCGGATGTGATGAAGCCGGACACGACTACTGTGTTCTCCTTTGCCATGCAGTCGCCTATCGGAGCGACGACACGGACAGAGACGACAGCCGTGGATCAACTAGAGTTGTGGAAGACGTACGCTGTGAGTTGGTGTGAACATAAGCCATCGATCACTGTTTCTGTGAAGGATCATGAGTGGATGGACGTAGGGGCGTGGGTGTATGAAAACTTCGATATTGCATCCGGCGTGTCGTTCCTGCCACATTCAGACCACACGTACCAACAGGCTCCGTATCAAGACATCGAAGCAGATGAATACTTGGAGTGGCAGCAGAGGTTTGGTAACATGATCATCGAATGGAATGATCTGTCAGACTTCGAAAAGGAAGACAATACGTCTGGCTCTCGTGAGTTAGCCTGTACGGCTGGCGTCTGTGAAGTGGTAGACTTAAATGCCGCCTAAGAAGGAAACACGCCCCATATGGAAACGGGGGAAGGGGTGGATTCAGTACGATCCGCCCCGGAATCATCCGTGTTACAAGGAATGGAGAGAGAAAGTTGATCGAAGTAAAGATAACGGATGAAATGCTTCTTAGTGCCCGTAGCAAGGCCACTGAGATGGGTCTTCTCCACAATTCGATACTGAGGGGCGGGGGCAGCATTGCTGGCTTCCTCGGGGAACAGATCGTCCTATCCACAATGGGGGGCACGTGGGATAACTCGTATGACTACGACATCGTTCTTGACGATGGGCAGCGGGTAGAGGTGAAGACAAAGCAAACCTCTGCCACCCCGTTGCCTCACTACTCGTGTAGCATCAGCAACTTCAACACCCGACAGAAGTGCGACATCTACGCTTTCACACGAGTGTTAAAGGATTTCTCGAAGGGATGGTTTCTGGGATTTATGCCCAAGCAGGAGTATTTCGACAAGTCCAAATTCATGAAGAAGGGTGACTTCGATCCGGACAACGGGTACGAGGTGAGGGCAGACTGCTACAACCTTTACATAGAGGACTTACGCAATGTTCAAAGCGATGGTAATAGTATGCTCAGTCTATCTTCCTGATGGACCGTGCTACAACTTTGAGGACACTACGGGACTGAAGCCTACAATAAAAGAGTGCAGAGAGCGTCAACAGGAGATGACAGCAAGTATAATGTCTATACCCATGCAGCTTCCGCCGCCCTATACGATAACATACCAGTGCCTACCGGGAGAACAAACATGAAGGCCACGCTCTTTTCGTTCAACGTCTATCTACGACAGGATGGCAAAGTTGAACTGGACAAACAGATGGTCAGACCGGAGGAGTTCCAAAAAGAAATGGACGCCGGGGTGCCCGAGTTTGATGGGGCACACTCCATAGCGTCCATGTTGCGTTACTTTAGTTCAGTAACAGATGAGATGATGGAAAAGTCAGGCGGGTATATTTAGCCCCTCTTCTTGAGGTCTTTCGCACCTACGCCGTCTGCGGCAAACTCCGGTACTCTCTTGCCATTTACTTCGACCATCTTGAGGCTACCGCCCTCGGCCATCATCGGCATCTTTGGCTGTTGCATCATCGAGTTCTGCATTTGATTCTGCTGTTTCTGTGTCGTGGTCATCATCCCCCCCGCTTGAGCCTTCTTGCGGGGTTTCTTTTTCTTTGAGGTGGCCATGCCGCCGTACATCATCGGCTTACGCTTGGCTGCACCACCATACATCATGGCCTTGCGTGGGCCGTTGTTGTACATCTTCATAGGTTGCTCCTAGTTTTGAGGTTGCCCGAATAGCCTTTGAGCATCTGATTCGGGTTTTGGATCAGTTCTTGGTATGATGAGGTCTTGGAATGCAAAGCCTAAGTCTGCTCTGGATCGGATGGCCCTAGCCCCATCTGCAGTTTCTGCAGGCCCACCCATAGTGAATTCGTAGCCAGTGCCTGTCCGTACTCGGAGTGGTTCCGGCTGATGTGTAGCGTTGTATCGTTCGAGTCCGATAGATAGCATCTGGAACATCTGCTTGTTCTTTTCGAATGGCAAGGGCTTTCCTGTGCGGACCATCTCCATAAACAACTCACCAACTTTAGGATTCTGAATGATTTGCGTCAGCATGGACATGTTTCTGTTACGCATCTGCTGCAGCACAGCCTCTGTACCCACATATCTGAAGCTTACGACACCGCGATTGATTGCGTAAAAACGGCTGATATAGCTTTCCACAGAGAACGCACGAGGTATGCCTGTGAATCTTACGCGGTTGTCCAGTTTGGTTTGCTCTTCTGCCATGAAGGCAAGAACCGACTTGTACGTATCGTAGGCTTTCGTGCCCACAGCGTCTTCAACAGCCTGCGCTACAGCAGGATCATTGATGCCCAGCAGAGTGTTCAGTTGATTGAGATCAACATCATAGTCAGGAGTTAGTCTCTCTGCACCACCGGCCATACCCTTAGAGGTATTTGCTGTAAACGTGTTGGTGGCTTTGAAGGCACGATTGGTGATTGCTTCGCTGATAACAGAACGCATCACTTCTGATATTTCATCGTCATTTAGCTTGCCAACCGTCTTGAGATGATTCTTGAGGAGGGCTATCCTTTCCGGACCTCCCCCAATCAGCACGTCTGCAGCCTTTACGGCGTCGAGATTTTCTGGGCTGTATCTGCGTAGGAATTCTACAGAAGTTTGCACACCCTTCTTCACGGTGTTGAGTTGTCGGTTGACTTCGTCTGCGTTTTCTCGTGCAGCTTTCTTCATCATCGACTGGGCATTTGCAAAGGCGACTTCACCGACTGTGTCCTCAGAAAACTCCATCATGTGCCGGAATATCTTCTTAGTGTCCATAAGAGCAACGACATTCCCGTCTGCGTCTATGCCAGTGAACAGTTGCTCGTACTTCGAGGACATGTCTTCGAACTGTCTGAACGTCAGATCACCGCGTTCCATAGAGTCCATGATCCACTGTCGATACGTAGCAGCTATGGACTCCTTGACAAAACGTCCCTCAGATGTCCGCAAGTCAATCCTGCGCGTACCATCTGGCTGCAAAGTTCCTACAGCCTTTACGAGTCGTGCAAAATCTCTTTCGGCTGTTGCTTTATCTTTTTTAGTCCATGTAGCCACATCAAGCCATGTAGTTGGGGGATTGTCGCCGTAGTCTATTCCACCGGGGTTGTCTACAGTTCTGCCAGTAAATACTCGTGGCTCTCCCTTGAATGTGTTTGTGCCCAGCCACGTTGATACTAAAGAGTTGCCCCCCTCCCATCGATTCATGTGCTGACTCCAGCCCTGATCAGCAACGCGCAGTGCCTCACGAACCGGCATGTCTACCTGTGTGCCATCGGGCAGGGTGACTTTTGCAATCAAGTCGCCAGCGTTGACACGAACACCCTGCGGATCAGTAACCGTAAAGTTACCCAGAGCCTCGTCGGCTGTCAGACGGAGACGTGAGTAGTCCGCCTGTGCGGCGTTCTTGTTTGCCTTGCCTGCACGGAATGCAAGTTGTCCCAAGCTTTCACGGGCCTCTTTAACCTGCAAAAAGTCCAGAGGGAATACCTCTACGTCTACTCCTCTTGCAGCGTTCTCGTCGCGCATAAATTTGACGACTGCGAGAGCCTTCGGTACACCTGTTGCAAGTTGATTGCCTGCACGAGCCTCGACAGATTCAATTATGTCATCCACCTCTACGCCTCGCTTTGCAGCAATAGTGGCAAGCACGTTATCTGCTGCGCCGGACAGAGTGCCAAGAAGTTTGCTCATGCTTCCCGTGTTCACGGAATCCGGATTCATAGCCTTCAAGAGGTCTATGTTTTCATCCTTGCCCATGACGGAGAAGATGTCGTCCAGAAGCTTGCCGCCATCTGATGTGGCGATTCCCATGACACGCTGACCATTCGGTCCCGGCATACGGAATATCTGTCCGTTGAGACTCTTGTATGGCAGAGAAGCATTCTGATAGGATGTAGAGCGGAGGTTCTCCATGCCCAGTGCAAACAGGTCAGATGGCTTTCTGTACAGAGGCAGCACACCGTCCTTTGCGGCATCAGGAAACGCATCAGGTGTGATCCTTTTGACATCCTGTGCTGTGGGCAACGCCCTGCGAACAACAGTCTTGAGGCTGGCCGTAAGCTGATCAGAGAAAGCGTTAGATGTTGCTTCAATCTGCTGTCTGACTTCTGCACCACGTGCGGGATCAATGAATTGAACGCCGTCACCCTTGAGACGATTGATAACATGAGGCATATTTTCAAACGAGTCAGGAGACATGTGACGTGCGAGACCTGTTTCATCTCCGCGAATCATAGCCAGTGCTATTTCTACTCCGTTGTTGTTTACAAACTGCATGTCTGCGTCTAGCTGCATTATCTTGTTCTCAGAGTTTTCGAGAGCAGCCTGTACTGTATCGTACAGCTTCTTGACTCCGGTGCCCTCTTGCCGTGCCTCTGGGTTCTGAGCCAGCCTTTCAAAGAGAGCGCGAAGTTCCGCAGTAAGCTGTCCCTGTGCTTGGCGAACGTTCTCCAACTCGCGGGACGCCAGATCAAAACCTGCCGTTCCCGGAGCATCTAAGTCCATACGCATACCCTCTTCAAGAGTCTGTAGGATGGACAGCTTGAATATGTTAGCTGCTGACTTGTTGGTAAGTTCTGCTGGAACGCCTGCCCGTACTAGTTCTGCGGACAACTCGTCAAAATACTTTACACGGGCCATAACACCGGCAACAAAGTCGGGGTCCATGTTTTCCATGTTTTTGCCTAAACGAATGGCGTTTATCAGGTCTTTGGGTGTTGTATACGAACTTGTACCTATTGCTCCCCGCATCAAGTCTGTGACGAATACGGCAGCACTTCCCGCTTTACTTGCGCCATACATACCTATTCCTGCTAGGCTACCAAACAATTCCCAGAGCATCATGTCTCCACCGTAGTTTTGACCTATGATGTTTCCGGTAGCACCGCCCAGTATGACTGTTGCATCAAGCTTTGTCGATGTACGCATAAACGCAGGAACTTCAGACATCGCCACGATTCTGCGTAGTTCGTTTTTACTGCGATCAATCTGACGTGTGAGTTCGTCGATTCTTGTCTGATCAGCATTTGATATAGGCTTGCCGCTATCTTTAACTCGCTGTCGTATCGCGGCTCGTTCTTGGATTTTGCCTCGACGATAACCTATAAATTTGCTTACTTCTTCTCGTTTGCCAACTGCCAGAGCCGCATCTTCAAGTTGCATACCTGCTTTGAGGGCACTGGTAGTCCTGAATCCGTTGATGAATGCGATGGGTTTAGCAGCAGCGTCCGTGGCAAAAGCAACAGGCTTTCCTACCAAAGGAACATACAGAAGCAAGTCGTGAATTTTATCACTCTTGACAGCAAAAGTCGTATTCGTGAACGGGATATCAACTTCTTGCTTACGCTTTGCTTGATACTTCAGGAGTATTTCTTCGGGCGAAGCATCTGGAAACTTCTTGTGCATGTCGTTTGCGAACAGCTTGAAACGCTGCATCTCTTTTGCACCGCGCAGAGACTGTGCAGCACGAGTGAGACCCAGAGTAAACTTGGTTTCGACTGCAATGTTTGCCAGCGCAGTTGCGGGGCTAGAATAAAAACGAGAAAGCTGCTCTGCTTGATCGTAGGTAATGTCTAGACCCAAAGCATCGTAGTGATCCTGAATCGTATCAGGCAGGCGAGGCAACCACTTGTCATGCAGGGCTTCTCTTCCCTGTGGCGTACTCAGGTTGAAGCCGCCAACACCCTCCATATTAAGCTGGGCATTCCACAGTGTCAGTGCCTCAAACCCTTCGCCAACAACCCATGTACCCATGTCCATACCAAAACGCAGAGCTTCTGTGGGGGATGCGGCAAGAATAGACCTGTCACCATAGGAGATGCTTGATCCCAGAAGAGTGCCCTCCAGTTGTGGCACAACTTGCTTCAAGGACAAACGATGCTTGAGGACACCTGCAATGTTACGTTCGCTCATACCCTGCTGGCGGAAGTAGCGAACAAACTTGTTTGCAAACAGAGCATCCAAAGTTTCCTTATCGTGTCCTGCAACAAACAGGTCAGCACTACCGTCTTCCCGCTCAAGAAACGGAACGTTTACTTCAAGGTACTTTTCGATTTCGTCTGGCTGACGGGTCCACTGCTCTGTGATTGACTGATAAGGAATCTCTTCCCTATCAACCAGCACACGTCCGTCGCTGGTCGTGAGTTCAAACTCTAGTGTTTGGGCTTTGTTTTCTTCGAGCAGCCGGACCCGCTCCTCGTACGATATCGGACCAAGAGCCGCCAGAGAAAACTTTTTCAGGGGGTACTTGCCGTCTGCTCCCGGCTGGGCGTTCGTATCTTTTGCAAGGAACGACGTGGCACCCATAACCATTTGCTTGTAGACTTCTTCCTCTACACCTGCGGCAGCGAATGCCTCTTGGGATGTGACGATAAAGTCGTCGGGTTCAAACTTGGACTTGTCCAGAACGTTCTTACGTTCACTTGTAAAGCCTGCACCCAGCAGTCCCGGCTCAATCGTCTTTACAGATTCACCAGTCAAAACCGGTGATACAGGTGGCTTCTCACCCAGAGAAAAGGGAAGATATCCTGTAGGCCCGACCTCACCCGGAAGCCTGTACTCAGAAGTCTTGAGATCAGGACGAGGTGTTGGCTCGACAGCAGTCTCTTGTCCTGCCGCGACGTACTCTTCTATTACAGCGGTTTTATCGTCCTCTGGTTCATTGGACGGAGGCTGTGGAAGAAAAGTGTTTGCGCCTAGTAGTTTTTCTGCCATAGGTTTTCCCTGTTAGCTGCTTTGAAGTCGCTTACGGACGAGTTCGAGTTCTGCAGGCGGAACATCGTCGATGCTTTCGTACTGCTGTCCCGGTCCTCTACGCATGTTGAGACTGTCAAGAATGACTTTGTCGTCTACTTGCACACCCTCTGGTCCTGATCCACGGATTCTGGCTGCAATCGATCCTGCGGTGATTGCACGATGATAGCCACGCGGATCGTTGTTGACTGCAGACAGTGCCTTTACGAAGTAGTAGCCTGCAGCTTCTTGCGGGTTTTGCGACATCTGATAGTCCATGTCTGTAGCGATATCCTGAGAAATACGTTTAATTTCTTCGAGAACCGCTACCTGAGACTCAGGCGTGGCTGTAAACTTCTGACGCAGAGCCTTCAGGATGATGGCAACGTCTTGGTCAGAAATCGTGCGTCCACCCGTGCCGCCCTGCATTGCAGCCGATAGTTCGTAGGCAAGAGACACGATGTACAACTGACGAGCAGCATACAATCTCAAAGTTTTATTGTCTTTTATGCCTGCAGCTTCCTCTGCAATATCGTCAATAATGCCGTTTATTTCATCTCTAGCTGCCTTTGCCTCTGGAGAATTGTCAGGGGGCAAAGCTGCAGGATTTTTTGCCTGATGTCTTACGTAAATATCGTTTACATAGTCATCCAGACTGCCCTTAATTTCATTAGCAAATGCTTTCGCATCTCCTATGTTGAGGGCAGCTTTTGCTCTACTAAAAGCCTCATTACCTAAATAGAACAGTCCATCCACAGTCAGTTCAATATCACCAACAGCTACGGATTCTCTGTATTTGCCTTGTCCGTTATTACCATCCGGATCAAACAGAGTAAATATTAAATCGTTGGACAGATCGATGACACGGTAGGCACTTAGCTGTTTGGCTGAAAGGGATTGTTTTTGTTGATCAGTTACCCTAGTAGAGAACTCGCCGATACCGTTACGCATCGCTGCTTGCTTGAGATCTGGCGGAATAAACGCAGTTCCGTTCATGGGATCGCCCACAATGCCGCCAATCAAGGGAGTCACAGCAGTTACGAGATCGCGCAGGCTTTCTCCGGAACCGATGTACTCCCTCGAAAAGTATTGGAAGTCAGCAGACTTGACGGCTGCTCCGTTTGCAGCGTCAACAAAAGTCGTGAACATAGTCTTGTTGCCAGCACCCGGAAGTTTCTCAGAACTCATCTTGATCCATGCGTCTAGGATAGGCTGAGACCTCTCGAATGCAACTATGCCATCGACCATCACGAGTTGGCCGTTTCGATCATACCTTTTATTCATAAGAGAGATGACGTCGAGATCAGTGCGGTTCTGTACGCCGTCATTCACGGCAAGAAAGATAGGATTCAGAGTAGTGCTAACAAAGCTTGCATATTTTGCGGGAATGTTTCCACCCACCACTGTAGTAGACGATCCAGACTCCACAGGGTTTTCAATGGCGTTGTCTTCATCCATAGTTGCCACGTTTGTGCTGGTCACGGCGACTACGGGAACGTCACTAGCAGCCCCTAATTTAGCCAAACGATCGCTGACAGAAAGCACCGTATCCTGAATACGTGTGGTTTCTATTTCGGTCAGATACTTTTGCATACCCGGTACGGCAAATATCTGAGGGTACACGCTCTTTACATGGGCAGCTAGGCTCTTGTTACGGAAGAGGCTTTGCCCCGTCTGTTCTTTGGTTTGCGTGTCAAGCATATTCAAGTGGCTAACTATAAGAGGACCAAATGCGTTAATGTATTCCCCTGCTTGTCCTTCGTCAACGAGTTGCTTCAGGTTGTCTGCGTTGAGATTTCTGTTCATCCGTGCTAGTTGGATGCCCTTGTCAAGGTCAGAAGGCGCACCCAGATACACGTCTGTTCCCTTGATCTTCATGGGCACGTTCATGGATGCAGCTACCTTAGCCTCACCTGTGATCTTGGCTTCTGCACTCGTCACAGTCACCTTGCCTGTTGTGGGCGAAATGGTTCCGGTTCTGACTTCTGTTGCTGACTCGATTTGATTCTGTGTAGCGTCTTCTATCGGTACGTTCGTGAAGCCTTCGCCGGATATAAGCTGAGTTTGACGGCTTTGAATTGCACCATCAATAGTGACAATACCACTGCTGTCTTGCTTACCCATACCTGCAAACTCGAATCCAGACACTCGTCCAAATCTACTTTCTAGTGAAGCCTGCGTAGGTCCGGTTACTTCCACACGATTGCCTTCTGCATCTGTTATGTAGCCGACTGCTACGCGAGTTTCCCCGTAGGTTGTATTCGTCGTCTTTGTAGCTGTTATCTCGCCGTCTACAGTTGTAACATCTTTTTTTACAACCGTAATTGCAGAGGGGGAGATGCCTCTCTCTCTAGCAAGTAGATCGATATCGGCAGGATTCTGATCAGTTAAGCTCTCGCCACTCGGGAATACAAGATCAACGACACTCTTCGTAACTTCCACGCCCGGAGGAGTATAGCTGCTCTTCAGTGATTTATCTGTTACTTCTTGAGTGTACCTATCCGTGGCGATAGAGAACCTGTCAAAGGCAACGTCGTCTCTGTTTAGTCCGCGTTTAGCCAACTCGGATGAAAATGTGTTGTCTGTCAGATTTGGCACGGTTTCTGTGCCGCCTGTTCTAGTAGGGAAGTACGCGGTGATTGTCTCGGACTTCAAAGAATCTGTAGGCGTACGTATGGCAGTAAACTCAGATACCGTCTCTTCGCTACCGGTTTTTTCTCCCGAAGCAGTTACAGTGTAAGATACTGTTTGGATTTTGTTGCCGGTTTCCCGTGCAATAGGCGCAACTTTCGAC